GATGCAGGTTTTTTGCCAGCCAATTCTCGCTTTTGTGCTTCGTCGCAATACTCAAAGAAATAACCTTGCTTGCCCTCAGCAGTGGATTCGATTGTCTTGGTTGAGTTCTTACCGATGGCGTTAAACGCACCGGTCACAATCTCTTTTGCTTTTTCAGGGTACTTGGCGCAAATCTTCCCGAACTCTGAAATGTGCAGGCTTTGAAGCGTGCCGCCACGGTAGCCAGTTGATACACCGATAGATGAACCATTGCTAAACACGTAGGCGTTGTCTTTGTCGTTTATTGGTACTGGGAACTGATAGCCAATCTTAGCCAACATCTGAATTATTGACGGCTTGATATTGCGATAAGCAAATCGGATTTTGTTTCGGTAAATATCCTTTGAATCTTTATCGCTATGAGCAATGCAACCGGCAGAGAAGTTTTTCTTGAACAGGCACGAGTCAAGATCATGCAGCATTTTAAATGTTGTAAAGCCAAGCTGACGCGCTTTTAGAATGATGTCGTTCTGATGAGAATTCTTGTAATACTCAATCTGCGCGATATTAGGCGAGAATCGAACCTTGTTACCGTCCTTGTCCTTGATGTAATAAAACGCGCAAAGGCGGAAGAATTTTAGCCTTACCGCCTTTTTGAACTCATCCAGTGTTAAATCGCGCTGTTTAAATTTGTAGATGTAATGCAGCGCGAGTTCGACTTCCTCACTCTTCGTCATCGCTCACCGCATCATCCAGAAGGCTATCGAAATCGTCGTTAAGAGTAACAACCTGTTCGGTCTTGTCACGCCACAAAGCAGGCTGACGGTTTTTCAGCCAGAAAATTGCCGCCGTTGGATCTGGTGCATAATGCTTCATAAACTCTTGAGAGTCAGTGATGCGACCTTCATTCGTTGCAATTTTAGTCTCTGGATGCGAATAACCAAGTGCACGATGAAACAATGCGTTAGCAACTTGAGAGTCAGCAATTGACTTTCCTTTTTTTAGGGACTTAAGAAATGACGGATGATCCTTTTTCCATGCGTTAATCGTGACTTCACTGACATCGAAAAATTCGCCTAACTGTTTATCTGTAGCCCCAAGCAATGCGTAGTTGTACGCCAATTCATCATACTCTGGCTTGTACTTTGAGTTCTTTTCACCAGCCATAAACACCTCTCCTGTTTTGGCTCATTGTATCACAAATCACGGTTGAATAATTCCATAAACGGATGTGGCAACTGTGATTATCGTCACAATAGCAGTTATTGCCCCGGTGAATTTCCATAGCAGGTTTGTATTAATCCTGACTTGCTCCTCAACGCGATCCATTCGCTTGTAAAGTCGCTCTTCACGCTTTGCAGACTCAGCCTGATTGCGTTCCTCGCGTTTTGCTGCCTCTTTCTGGATTGTTGCCAGCTCTACAACGGCTTTCTCTACGCCAACCAGTGTTCTTTCAATCCGATCAATTTTGTCTGGCTCAACCATTAATCCGTCACTCATATTTTTTACCTCAGTCGTCAAATAGTTATGCCAACTGACTGAATTAGTTATGTGCTCATTATTGCGCAAAAGTGAGACGGCATCAACGAGACTAAACGCAAAAAATCATAAGTTATTGATTTATAAAGGAATGACCAACTTTTAAATAGTTTGTCATTGGTCATGTTATTGATTTTTATAGAAAAATGACAAAGTGACCAAATGACGCATAAACCCCTAGAGTCTAAAATCGCGTGCGTAAAAACCCATATATAAATATATTTTACACATATTATGTATAGTTAGTCATAGATAGGCAATTTCGTCATACAAATCATGAACTTAACCAATGACCAACTCCAATGACAAAGAAAATAGTTGGTCATTGATATTGAAATAATTGTTTAAAAACATACACTTAGCAATGACAGAGAATGACCAACTATTCATTGAGTTCGTCACTTGCAAATAAAAAACAGCTGTTTTATAGTTCGATCACAGCAAGACACAACGCGAGAAAATTGCAGAGCAAGCCGAAAGGTCGCGAGTCTAGCCTCTCTTAATTCCGCACACGAGGGGTTCAAATGCGCTTCTTCAATGAATTCTTACAGTTCGCCGATGAGTACGGGCTGGGAATATTCAAACCAGAAAAAATCAAAGGCACGGGCGATATCGAGCGATACACCGTAAAGGGTGACAAAAAAGGATCGCTAAATGGCTGGCTCATCTTCCGTGACGACTTAAAGCCTAGCTGCACGTTTGGATCGTGGAAGACTGGTGAAACCATTACGTGGTTCGCAGAGTCAGAAGACAACCTGACCAACGCAGAGAAAAAGGCGCGCAGAAAGCAAATTGCAGAAGATGCGCACAAGGCAAAAGTTGCGCGTATCGAAGAGCAGCGAGTTAGCCGAGTTAATGCTGCGCTCAGAGCTTATGACATATGGAGCGAGTCAAAAGACAGCATCGGATGCAGATCGGCTCACCAGTATGTGAAATCCAAAAAAATCAATCCATTCATGTCTCGCGTAAATGAGTCAACCGGAGCACTGATTGTTCCTATGCTTAACCATGACGGCCGCTTAGCCAGCATCCAGCAAATCTACCCGAACGGGAAAAAGATGTTTCTTACCGACGGAAAGGTAACTGGAACATTCCTGACGCTTGATGAACTAGCGCAAAACGATAAGCGCGTTTTTATCTGCGAAGGTTACGCGACAGGATGCACAATCCACGAAGTAAGTAACTGCATCACGGTTATTTGCTGGAATGCAAACAACCTTGAGAGCGCGGCTAAGTATTGCGCGATAAAATATCCAGACAGTCAGATCTTTATCTGCGCAGACAATGACCACGCAACAGAAATAAACGGCGTGCCGACTAATGTCGGTGAAGAAAAGGCGATAGCTGCCGCTGACTCAGCCAAGTATATCAAACCAATTCAAGTTTTATTTTACGGAACTGAGAAGTACGGCACAGACTGGAACGATTATTTCTGCCAGAATGGATACGATGAAACCTGCGCGTGGTTTGCATTTAGACTTGATGCAACATTGCGCGGAGAACCAGAATACACAGGGGTTTAAATGTGAGTAACGCAGTTCAGCTAAAGCCAATAACGATGGATACCTTGCCAATCACGAGTGAAATCGATCCGGCAGAGTTCCCAAAAAAACAAACGACCGCAACAAAAAAAATCGCGCTAAACGGCTCTATCGACAACGTTCGATACATGCTCAAGCGCTACGGAATTACGTGCAGATACAACTTGATCACGCATGACGATGAGATCTCAATTCCAGGCAAGCGATACACGAAAGACAACGCAACCAACTGCGCGATACAGGAGATTATTTCTCTTTGCATTAACAACGGGATACCAAAGGGAGATGTCGTGGGTCACATCAAAGTGATCGCTGATGAGAACTCATATAACCCGGTGCTTGAGTGGGTAAAATCGGTTGAATGGGATGGTAAAGACCGAATCTCAACCATGATTGAATCCATTAAGACCACACCAATGTATGAAGAAGTTCGCAACATCTACATGCGCAAATGGTTCATGTGCGCCATCGGAATGCTTTACAACGGCACAAAGCATCATGAACTAGAGTATGAGGGTGTGCTAGTATTTCAGGGTAATCAAGGGTTGGGTAAAACGCGCTGGTTTAAGAGCTTGATACCGAAGGAATTCGACAACCTTGCAATTGACGGGTTTGAGCTTGATTTAACGAGCAAGGATTCTCGACTTACATTCTCAAGCCATTGGCTTGTTGAGCTTGGTGAGCTGGACAGCACGTTTAAGAAATCAGAAATTAGCGCACTTAAAGCGTTCATCACTATGAAGAAAGACAAGATCCGCCGTCCTTATGACCGTGTTGATACCACGCTTTTCCGCCGTACTACTATGTTTGCTTCGGTCAATGATGAGCAGTTTTTGCATGACTCAACCGGAAACCGTCGATTCTGGTGCTTGCCAGTACAATCCATTGAGTCAATTGAAAACTTTGATGTGCAGCAGTTTTGGGCGCAAGTACATCATGAGTTAGATCAAGTCGGAGTTGATAGCCGACCGTGGTACATAACCGGCGAAGATGCAGAGAAACGCGATAAATCCAACGAGATGTTTTTAGCGTCAGATCCGATCGAAGAAATGCTTATGACCATGATTGATTTGGGAAGCAAGAAGCATGAATTCCGAGGTACGGCCACAGCATTCGCCAAGCTATCAGGTGTTCAGAATCCAAATCGCGGACAAATCATGACAGCCAAGCGAATATTGAAGAATTACGGATGCAATGAGGTTCGTACTGCATCTGGCAGGCTGATTTCTACGGCAATTCCAAAGAACATGGATGCTTTGTTGTTTAAGCAGTTAGGATTTCAGCGTTTAGTGGCTGGCAACTGGGTGGATTTCTGATGAATAAATACGAGCAAATCAAGAAAACAGCAAGTGCTGACTTATCCGCATGGCAGCGAGTGAACGGTCTATCCATGCTTGAGGTTTTATCCAGCGGTGACAATGCTCTTGTGCCGCTACTAACAAAAGGCAAGCCATTTGATTTCGCCGTGATTGATATTAACGGAAACATAACAACATTGAACGGCCTAGAATCATTCTCAGATGGCGTATACAGCACTTTCGGCACAACCATAGGCAAACGCTCATATATAGCAGTTTCGCCGCTTGTGGCCGCACACGCTGCGGTATTTACGCAAAGAATGGTGCATTGCTGTTATGACGTTGCGAATATATGGGATGTTGCCAAGGACTTTGATGAAGCGCCGGTGATTATCTGCGCTAGCATTGATGATGTGCAGGAAGCGGATAGCTTGAAATTCGAGCAACTGATGTTCAACGCTAAAAACAACACGGTAAATCGTCGGCTGTGGAAACCGTTTGAGTATATGGATGAGAGGGAGAAAGTAAATGACAAAGAAAGAAGTGATTGAGTGGATGATCGACAATATCCCAGAGTTCCCAACAAGTGTTTTTAACTGCATGAACATCCCGGCAGGAAACTGGCACTGGTGGCATATTGGCATGGGTATTGTTGCGCTCAATGACGACACGGGAGAATTCGTTAACAGCGATGAGTTTTACCAAGCTAGATACGAAGCCAGGCTACGACCGTGCGGAATGAGTTTCAAAATGGTTATTGAAGATTTGAAACTGTGATAAATCTCACAAAACAGAACGCCAGTGTAAAAGCTGGCTTTTTTGTGCTTGATATTCTGCGAATGTCGCAGTATTATTTACTCATACCAACGAGATAACGAACTAAGGAAATATCATGAAAAACTTCACTAAAGCACAGTTCAAAAAAGCAATCAAAGAAGCAATGACTAAATACTCTTTTCTTTCTATGACTGACGTAGTTAAGCAAATGAACAAACAATACCCAAATCAATTTGAGATGATTGCAAAAGCTGAAATCGAATTAATTCAAGAGAGTATGGGGCTATAAGCCCCACCTTAAAGGTGGTTATTATGTGCGATGCGTGCAAAGGAAGCTTTAACGGTTATCCGGTTAATGGATGCAGAAATGCAAGAATAGCTTTTATCAGGTCTGAAAAGCGATCTGGTAATTATCAATCGGCTTGGAGATTTTATTTATTGAATCCGAAAGGCATTAGCAAGAAAACATTTGAGGAGATTTAAATGAATAGATACATGATGAGAATTTTCTGGAAAGACAGAGCTCCAACAAGATGCAGCGCGCTTGGCATAAACAAGTCACAAGCAATAATGACAGCTGTTAGTGTTTCTAGTCGCCACAAAAATGAAATGTACGACCACAACAAAACAGAAAAAACAGTAAGGATGGTTGACTGAATGACCCCATCACAACGCGCAAAAGAGCTAGGTTGTAGAAGCCTAGCTCAAGTTATCAAGATTTCAGAAGTGCCAGAGCGCACGCTGCACGACTGGTTTAAGAATTACCCGAAACGGTTCGACGCGGTTTGTATTTACACGCGAGAGGTTAAATACGGAAAACTAAAACTGTGACGCACTTAACATCAATGCGATGAGTGAGTGGTTATAGTTGATTCATCGAAACTAAGGAGATATTGAGATGAGTGAAGTGAAATTTACAAAAGGGAAATGGAGCGCGCATGACAAGCGCCCACAGTGCAATGGTTTTTCAATTTTTGCTGAAAATCAATACGTTGCGTTTGTTGGTGATTCTGATGACAATACAGATTGTAAAGCAAATGCAAACCTAATCGCAGCAGCGCCAGAGATGTATGAGATGCTTGTGCAGCTTCAAATTGAGGGAGGCCTTGGAATTGCAAGGCATCGACAAATAGATAGGCTTCTATCTAAGGCACGAGGTGAATCATGTTAGAACTCTACTTCACCGCACTGAGCTACCACATCGATGGCCGCGGTTATTGGGAAGATGGCAAGCATCATCATTACAACGAGCGCAATCCAGGCATTATTCTCGCTTATGATGATTATCTTGCTGGTGGTTACAAAAATTCATTTGGCGATTTATCTGTGCTTGTTGCCAAGAAATGTGACTGGCAGAAAGATAACTTGCATTACGGTTTTATCGCTGGTGGCGTAACTGGCTACGATGAATATTTTCCAGCAGCAGCTGGTGTAACGCCATTTGCAGCGCCATATGTAAGCTATGATTTTAACGGCATCAAGCCAACGGTTTTATTACTCGGTAGCGCGGTAACACTATCGGTTGGATTTGAGTTTTAAAGGAGAATAACATGGAACAATTCACAGGCAGCAACAGCGATTCATACACAGGCCAAGGTAAAATCTGGGAAATCGCTAAGCGATTCAATCAGACTTCTAAGAAGATCCAAGGCAGTGTGACATGTGTTCGACGCCGAAAAGTTAGCAAAGATAAGCATGAACCGGTTGGTGTGCTATGACACAAATCATCAAATACATAGCACCAACACAAACAACCGCGTTCGACTTGGTTAATCACATCTCATACGCTGGCGGCTCGGTCTGCATGGTAATGAACGGAAACAACCCAACTCGATGCGTGTTGAGCGATTATGATTGCGCATCAAAGATGGAACGATTTTGCGATCTAGGCGTTATTTCTAACTGGGCCGAAGATTGGGATGTTGAGTATTTTTGGAAGCAAATGCAATAAACCAACCCGCCTAGTGCGGGTTTCTTTTTATGTGAACTTTGTCACAAACGAGTTTGCCAGAAAGTGGTTTAATTGGTTATCAACCATAAACAAGGATTTCAAAATGCGGATTTTCAAATTCAAAGTAACAACAATGGAAAACGGGAAAATTGTTAACCATTACACTGAACAACCAAGTTTTCGCGCTGCTGAGCGAGTTATTAAGGCGAAGTATCCAACAGCAGTTGTTCTTTGCGTGAATATGGATGGTTAATATGAAAGGCTTAATCCATAAGCACGACCTGCGCATCTATAAAACATGGCTACGTTTTTGCTTTCACGAAGAAACCATGACAAAAGCATGTGGTGAGGATGTGTCCAATGCGAACGGTTATACATGGTGGCCGAGTCAAGGCGATACCATTTGGATTTATCTTGATAAAACTGACACTGGCGCAATTAATGTCGCATCGGCAGCGCACGAGGCCTTTCACGCCGCTGATTTTATCTTTGAGTGCACTGGGATGGTGGTTCAAGAAGAAACAGGCAACGAGCACATGGCGTATTTAATCGGTCACATTATGGATTTGATTTTCGATGCACTTGATTTGGATAATAAGATGGAGTTTGGTGATGACTAAAGGCTACCACGACAGCAAAACGCCAGAGTCGATTCGTGACTTGTGGCGAACACCTAAAGCGTTGTTTGATTATTATGATCGGCGGTTTAACTTCTCATGTGATTTTGCAGCAAGCTATACCAATCACCTATGTGATCATTACTTTTCCGCTCCAGATGAAAATGGACAAGGCGGCGCATTAGGCGCAAGCGCAGAGGATGGTTGCTTTGCCGATGTTGGTGGCGTATGGTGCAATCCGCCTTATAGCGACATATATCCATGGGTATCAGAGTGCGTCAGATTGAGTTATGAGACGTGCAAAGTATTTGTCATGCTTCTACCTGCCGACACGTCCGTTAAGTGGTTCAAGCTTGCCTTTGAAAACTGCACTGAGTGTCATTTCATTAGCGGGCGAATTGCGTTCATCAACGAAGAAACAGGTAAGCCAGTTAGCGGAAACAATAAAGGCAGCGTGGTGTTTATCTTCGATCCTAACTCACCTATCAAGCAAGCTGTTTCATTGATAGATAGAGATGAGATTATGCGCGTTAATTAATAGGCACAACCATTTTGATTATAACAACTACCCTTGCGAAAATAACCAAAACGCGAGGGCTTTTTTATGAATGTAACACCAACAATGTTAGAGATGTTTATGGTAACTGATGACAACGGCGAAGTAAAAGCTGGGCCATTTTTTTATGCGCAAGAGGCGCAAGAGTGGATTGATGAGAATGGAGGTGATGATGACTGATTACAAATACGGCTCATACGAACTACGCCCGTACCAGTCAGAGGCTTACGAGGCGGTTGCTAGCTATATTCGATCGTTGCCAAGGTTATGGAAAACACAAAAGAAACTAACTGGCGCATTTATTGAGGCGTCAGTTGGTAGCGGGAAAACAGCAATCATGGGGTCAGTATGTCATCGATTCGTAGAAATGGGCTGGCCCGTTCTGTGTCTTGCTCGTGACCTAAAACTTGTTGAGCAGAACTCAGAAACGTTTTGGGATATGCGCATTAAAAACAGCATATATTCTGCTGCTTACAGCAAGTCAATGCACTACAAGGATAAAGGGGTTATTGTAAGCAATGAGGCCACTGCAATAAGAGCGATTGAGTCTGGAGCGTGGGATGAATACTCACCAAAAGCTATCTGGCTGGATGAAAATCATCAGTTGCCGGTGGATGAGCCAGAAAGCCAGTACATGCGAATAGTATCTCACTTAAATGAAAAATGCCTAAAAAAACACGGACATCCAGTCGTGCTATTGGGCGGTAGCGGTTCCCCTTACCGTGGAACAATGTCAATAATCGGAGATGTTTGGAAAGAGTGCCTTTATTCAATCGACACCGCAACGCTGGTTGGAATGGGCTTTCTTGTGCCAACGATTTACGGCGCAGAAGTAGGTCACGATAAGTCGCTTGATTACGATCTGTCTAAGTATGGCGTAAAGTCAGAAAACGGCACGTCTGACTATTCAGCAGCAGAAATGGCGAGAATGGAGCGTGATATGCTTGCGGATAAACCAAAACTGCAACGCATTTGTGACGAGGTAGTAAGGCTGACAAAAGATCGCAATGCTGTGATGATTACAGGCTCTGGCGTTAAGCACTTAAAAGAAATCGCCAAACACTTGCCGGAAGGTAAGTCAGCAATAGTTCACTCCGGGCAAGCAAAGAAGGTCAATGACGCTGAGATTGCGCGTATCGAGTCAGGAGAGGCGAAGTATCTACTTCAAATAGGTTGCCTAACGACAGGTTTTGACTGCCCTGTGATTGATACCAGCGTAATTATGCGCCGTATTGGCTCGCTTACTTTGCTAGTTCAGTTGCTCGGGCGTGGTATGCGATTATTAAAACCTGCGCACGAAGAAAGAGGATTAACCAAGAAAGACCATTTAGTTTTGGATTACTCAGGCACTTTAGACGAAATGATGGACATGTACGACAACGCAATTCTAGACGAGTGCAGGGCGAAAGAGGACAAGGCAAACAAGCGAGAAACACAAATATGTCCACAGTGTGATGCGGAAAATAGTATGGCAGCAAGTCGCTGTATTGGTCGCTTAAAAGACGGAAGTCGCTGCGATTGGTTTTTCAACTTTATACTATGCGTTGATCGTCGCGCACAAAATGGCGTATTGCTGTCAAAAGGCTGTGGCGCCAAGAACAGTAAAAAGGTAAAGGTTTGCAGATGCTGTAATGAGTGGCTTGACGATCCTAGCGAAAACTTGAACGGACAGCACTACACAAAAAACGACCTAATCACCGTAACAAACTTCACATTCGGCTTAACAAAATCCGCCGACAAGTTAATAGCGCTATACCATTTGCAGAATGGCAAGACGGCGCGTGAGATATTTGACCTAAGCAAGCTGCGAACAGAAAGATGGCGTGTTGGTCAATGGTGTTCATTTGTTGATGCTCATGTGTCAGATAAAATAGCAGCAAAGGCACTAAAGTCGTGTCGTGACAATCGGAAAGCCTTGCAGTACTCAGAGCATGTGCGAACGCCAGTTCGCGTTAGCCATCGAGTTAACGATAAGAATTTTGACATCCTAGCCAGAAAGGAGTTTGAATGAAATTAACGATTAAAGACTGCCTAGATCACGCCGACAGCCTCGGCGTGCCTATTTATGGCGATGTTAAGTTGCGTGGCGAGTGTAAACGAGAAGATCCAGAGTTGGCGACTTTTAATCAGTGGGTAATTTGCAACTATACGCACCTTGAGCCACTTTGCTTTCATTACCCTAACGAATGGTCAGCTACAAGCAAAACAGGCGGTCAGTACACGCACGCTGCGAAAATGGCTAACATGGGAGTTAAGCCACGATTAGCCGACTGGATTTTCACTGGCACAAATAAAATTCCGCCGTTTTTCCTCGAAATGAAGCGCGAGAATTTGGCTAAGTCGATAAGTAGCACAGAAAGGAAGCGTCATTTTTGTGAGCAATGCGATCTACTTCACAGACAGAAACAGTTAGGCGCTGTAGTCTGTATCGCACTAGGGGCAGATAATGCCAAGCGAGCGTTTATTGATTATATGGAGAAATACAGTGAACCGAATAAGTGAGATCCAACTACAAATCCACCGCCTGCTGATTGAAGCAACGGCAATCGCAGACGAAAACAACCAAGTCCTTGAGACTGACATTCGCACTGAATACCTAAACCGCGCTGGCGCAGTTGGCGTTAATGCTGTGCTTGAGTGCAATTTGACTTTGCTGGAGAAATAAAATGGAACTAAAACACCTAACCGCTCAAGAGCTACCAGAATCAGAATACCACGGCGAGAAATACGCGGATTATTTGTCTGGCTCTGAATTATGGGCTTATATCGACTCATGCCCTGCTGAGTACGTCTACGGCGAGAAAAAAGAAACGCAATCCATGATCACCGGATCGGCAGTTCATAGTGAAGTGCTGGAAATGGCAACATTCGATGATTTGTACTATAGAGGATTTGAACCAGACGAAAATACGCTAACTAGTGATGCTGCGGTAAAATCTCGACTTAAAGAGCTTGGTATTGCTGGTTATTCTTCAAAATCAGGTCAAGAGTTGTGGGATATGTTGCTAAAGGCTGAGCCTGATTCAATCATTGAAAAAAATGAAATCCGCAAGATGGAAGAAGCAAATCAAGATCGCACAATGTTACCATTTGCACAGTACGATATGGCAAAAGCAATGCGTAAGCAGTTGATGCAATATCCTAATTATTCTGGATATGTGTTAGAGGGGCTGTGCGAAAGTTCAATTGTCGGTGAGTGCGAATTGTTCGGCCGTAAAGTAAAAGTTAAGGCTCGCCCCGATATTATGGTGCGCAATGAGATTGTTAATTATAAGACAGCGGCAAGTGCAAAACCGTCAGATCTTGTTCGCGCATCAGCACGCAATGGCTATTTTATGAAAGAAGTATTCAACGCTCTAGTTGCTGAGCAGCGAACCGGCACGTTTCCAAAAATTTACATCCTTGGTCAGTCAAAAAAAGCGCCATACGTTTGCACCATGTTTGAAATGACGCAAGATATGATTGATATCGGCATGGCGCAACTAGAAAAAGCGTTTACGCTGTGGGCCGAGTGCAAGGACGCTGGAGTCGTAATCGATTATGCTCAGGGCGAAATCCTGAAAGACCTAGAGGTTGAATCCTGGATGTTTAACGTATAATTGTGATCAACTTAACATTAATACCGCGCTGGTCGCGGTATTATTTTTTAACTTTCAATGAGGAGTAAATAAATGAACGATTTCACACGTAATGCACCAACAGTTAGCAATCAGCATTTGAATCACGGCGCAGTAGCCATTGAACAGTCTCGCGCAATCACAGAAGCTCAAGGTAAACTTCTGCTTGCAAAGCAATTTCCACGCGATGAAAACGCAGCATACCAAAAGCTAATGAACTCATGCAAGCGACCAACGCTGGCGCAACATGCTGTTTACGCATTCCCTCGTGGTAAAGAGCAAGTTTCTGGCCCATCTATTCGCCTTGCGGAGGAGATCGCTCGACTGTATGGAAACCTTGAATACGGTATTCGCGAATTGTCGAATGTCAATGGAGAGTCAGAAATGGAGGCCTTTGCTTGGGACTTGGAGACCAACGTTGTATCTAGTCAAAAATTCAAGGTCAAGCATGAGCGCAAGGCTTACGGCAAGATGCAGCAACTAACCGACACGCGCGACATTTACGAGCTAACAGCGAATATGGGCGCTCGTCGTTTACGCGCTCGATTGCTTGCCATCCTGCCGCCAGAGTTCGTAGAAGCTGCGGTTGAAGAGTGTCGCAAGACAATGACTGGTAACAACGACAAACCAATAGCAGACCGTGTTCGCACGATGCTGACCGAGTTCTCAAAATATGGCGTAACTCAAGAGATGATCGAAAAGCGTCTTGAGCATGAAGTTGATACAATTGATGTTAATGAGCTAACCGATTTGATGGGCATTTTTAACTCAATCAAAAACGGTCAGTCCGGTCGCGCTGAATGGTTTGAGTTCAAGAAAGAAATCGCTCAACCAGAAAAACCAGCAATAAAGCAAGGATTCCAACGCGCTGAGCAGCCGGTTGAAAAACCCGCCCCACTAGAGGTCGAATCAGAATCCGATCCTGAACCTAGCGAGCCTAATCAGGTTAGTGAGTTTTAGGTAAAGAAAAGCCCTCAATTGAGGGCTTATTTTTTAATCCAATGCTGGCCAGGGGTTTTCTGCTCGAATTTTCAGATAAGCCGCATCGGCCTGAGCCTCACATTCAGCCGCCTTAGCTTCATCACCTTTAACACGGCGAATCATTCGGGCTTCGTTGTTCAGACGGTCAACTATCTGCACATAGAGGCTTTCGCGAGTGTCGTTCACTCGTTGATATTCAGCTTCGTATTTGGCTTGGGTGTCAACTTGCCAATCGTCTAACTCAGTACTCCAAGTGACGTAATGGTGTGGAGGCTGTGTGAGAGTCCAACCTTCTTCAATCTCACCCAAGTCTTTCACTTGTTTTGATTCAAGTGGATTGCCTATGTTGTAGATTGTTTTGCCACGGTGGTCAGCAACGTATTCTGTACCTTTCAAATCAGCGGTAGCAACGACTGCAAAACCTTCTTTTGCAGGTAGAGGCTCAACTAGCAAGATGTTACGAGGCATATTCCATTTGTCTGTATCACCGCTACCAATAACTTCTCTGGTTTCTTTATCAATAGTCCAATATTTCATCGGTTATACCTCTACTAGAATTGGGAATGCTAAGTTTCGAGGACGAGTTTCTGAGCCTCCAGCGTGGTATGTGCTCACTCCAGCGGTAAAGTTTGTATCAGTCGCAGCTGGGTAAGATTGACCACCACTAATTGTGGTTGTTGGTATTGCACCCATTTGGTGTTGGTGGGATTGGATACTATTCGTTTGATATGAAGCAAAACTCCTATTTATATCAACCCCTCGCCCTTGGTCAAGCACACGGAAAAACTCGCCGCCTGTTTCTGGAAAGTCGATGAAATCACCATTAATAAATTCAGGAAACGCTTCCGCTAATCGCCAGAAAACAGCTTTTGGAACGGAATTGCCAACTACATTCAACGTACCTTCAGGAAAGGTCATGCTCATCCAAGGCCATAGCGGAGTTCCTGGTCTGGAGCCTTTAAAAGGAGTCCAGTAAAAAGGTTTTGTATCATCAATCCAACCAGTTTGACGGTTCCCGTCCAGCTCAGGGTCTTTCCCAGCCAAAGACTCCACATTCGAATACCATTGAAAAAACTTTTTAACTCCGCCAATCGTCTTATAAACAACGTCTCCATATGAATAAACTCTTGAGCTATTGTATTCTGCAAACTGAAGTATCGATATTGCAGCTGAATTTGCATCCTGTATTGCGCTTGATGGCAGCCTCAACCAGTCAGAGTTTACATCAGACGGCTCAGTTGCTGTGATATCCGCAACATCAACAAGAAGAAGCCACACTTCACCATTATGAAGAAAAGATGCAGGCGATACATAAGCTCCAGTTGCAGATGACCAAGTGCCCTTGTAGTTTGTTGCACCAACAGCTTCAGCAGCAGCGGATGATGCAGTTGTTGCATCGGTGGAGACCTGTGCTGCCGTGTCGTTAATTTGCCCCACGGCGACATTGAAAGTTCCGCCAGCTCCAAATGTGTCCTTGTCATATTGTAGTTTTGATGCAGTGTTTGCGTTAAACGTTTCACTGTCCTGCCAGATTAGCGGTATACCGCCAGAATACTCAGGAATTAAATCGATAGGCATTATATTGAACCCCTTACTGTTATTTTGTAGCTTGCGTGGTTTGGCATGTCATATGGTATTGGGAAACTTTCGTACACGCCATATGTTACCAGTTTTTGATTGTAACCTACATCACCAATCCAAAGTGCATTCTTTCCTCTCGTCTTTCCTATGATAGATCTAATGTATGGCAGTGTGCTCTTTTTAGAAAGAACGGCGTAAGTGTTAAGATTTACTGCTGGTCTTTTTATTATTGTAAGCTCTCCGAATTCATCATATTCGACCCTTGAGTAGTCAATATCCTCAGACTTTGTTCCGTCAGCGTGCAGATCGCCAATAAAGAAAGACTGCCCAAACGGTATAGCTCCAACGCTCATTGCTGCCCCAGAGAATGTAATAACTATCTTTGGACTGTATATAACTGGAATGTCCTCTATTGTGTAACTATTTGCGTAAACAGTTTGATAGAAGTAATACGTATAATGGTCATATATTGGGCTTATATCTATCAGAGAGTAATCACTATCGTGTTGCAATACGTCATCACCATCATAAACCTTAATGTTTACACTTGTTGTGCCGTCTATTCCGAAAAATGAAATGGTATTAATCAGGCCTATTGGCGTTAGTGTAACTGAAAAATCAGCATCACTATAAGTAACGGTGGTAGTTTTATCGTCAAACATTGCCCATTTGTTTGTTGGGCCAATATCAATCCATGTCGCTGTTGAATCTCCAGTTGCACCTGTTTCTGGGCTATCAAATGTTTGGCTTGTTACGCATCTGTATTTCCTGTGGGATGAAGAAAGTATCACCTCATCTCCGTAAAAATACGAACCTATATTCACATAAGCAGATGAATATGGAGTAAGTATATACTCAGTTGACGCGCTATTTTCATCCATGACGGAAAAAACATTGTTGCTGTAGCCAATTCTGTATTTGCCTGACGTATTTGCATTTGTGAATATCTGGCCGGTTGATTCAATGTTCAAATCTGAGTCATACTTAGTGATGTAAACAACACCAGACATCATTTCAGTGTTATAAACTCCACCATCCTGAGTTGGCGATATGGACGATTCCCCGGTGTTTGTTATATTTGCAAGCTGAACACCTGATGCCTTTAGCTTATACATCTCGCCAATATCACTGGCATTTGTTATTGACGCATAAAAGAACCCGCCAGTCTCGCACATTCTAGCTATCGTTGATGACTTTATCGCAGCTGGTATCTCTGTTATTTGCGATTCTGTTGATAGTGATAATGACGTGCTATATCTTTGTGCGTAAAAATTATCACTACCAGATGTTTGACGCCAAAAAACAGTAAAAAGACCAGACGATTCTGAGTATGAAAACCCAGTTACTGTTGGTACGCTTCCTACTGCTGGAGTTGATAACGGATACGTTGACAGTAATGAGAAGTCATCCTCATCATATCTTGCCACCGCCCATGTCGATATCGTAGAGTTGGATCGAACACAAGTGAAATAACCAAGACCACTAACATAGTAAATGCCAATGCTGAATCCGTATCCTGGTGGCGGCGTTAGTGTCTCTTGAATGAATCTTGTAGCCTCATTCTGCCATTCACTTTCGCCAACAAGCAGATCTGGCTCTGGAATATCAGAAGCGGTTAAAACCGCCTCTGTGATATCAATTGGGTCTACTGCTTTTAGTGTCATGCTGTAGTTTCCTGTCTCACTGTGAGTACGCCATAAGTTATTTGATTCGACAACGTTTTGAACTCTGACTTTAACGCCGCCATTTGCGCAACTAACTGGCTATTTGTTGAATCCGATGTTTCGATTGTATCACGACTGGTTAAGCTGTCCCTAATCTCTTCAAGCACGGTTAGCTGCTTCTCGTCGATTGTGGTCGACCCTTCCTGTAGCGTTGCCAGTTCATTGAGTTTCGCGGCCGTCTCGGCGCGTGCAAGGTTATACTCTAATGCGCTTGAGAAGTCGCTAGTTGATGGGCCTATTGAATTTAAGTCCAGCGCCTCAGCTAAGCTAAAATCACCAAGTCTTGCTGCTGCTAGCGCGGAATCAAGAGAAACCTGAGCCGCTGCGTAGCTGATATCATACAGCGCTTCTGCTGCATCTCTAAATTTTCCGGCTGTATCATCGAGTAAATCGTAATATGCGCTTGCGGTATCAGTTAGCCCTAGAAGCGTCGCAATCTGTTGTTGCCCAGCCTCAGTCGTTGCATCAAGAGAGGACATTAGCTCATAAAACCCTGCCGCACTGCTTGGCAAAGACAAGCCAACCTCTTCAAGCGCACTTTTCATTGCCTCTTGATAGATTTGTAATTTCTGCGTATCAGTCGCAAACGCATCTGTAAATGACGCAACCTGATCTGCTAATGTTTCAACACCGCCAGCTAATGTTGCCAAGTTATCCGCAGCAGTAATAAACGCCTCTTGGTCTGTGAATTTATCAGCAAACGTAACGCCTAAATTGTTAACAAGGTACTCGGCAACTGACGCTTCTGTAGCAAGGCGTGACAGCGTTGTGCCAAGCTCTTCGCCAACCTGTTGGAAATCACGCAAGAACGGAACCACAGCAACCGCTACATCATTAAACACAGAGCTAAAGTAGTTTTCAATAACCTCAGCTTGTTTTGATGCGCTTAGACCTTTTAGTGATAGGCTTGTTGTTTTTACCACAAACGCATCTAGCGCCGCGCCAATATCGTCCGCGCTGAATCCAAGAATTTCAGCGCCTGTAGCAACTGAATCTGCAATCGACTCAAAGACAAGTGCAAACTGATTTGACACTTCATCTCCAAGATCTGCAAATTCAGTCTTGCTTTTCGTTTTGCCAAAGCGCCACTTTTTGTACTTAATTGATTGGAAGGCCTGAATGGTCACGTCATCCATGAGATCTGACAGCGATCCGCCGAGGATTCGGATGCCTTCATCGGTAACTTTTGATGAACCACCTAGCCAAGAGCCAATAGATTTAAACAACCAATCGAAAGACAAAAAATCAAAAGCTTTAGATATAAAGTTATCGCCAAAAATATCACCGAAATTTTTCCATCCAAAGTTATCTAAAAAATTAGATTTATATAACCCAGATGTTCTAACTGTTGGTATGTTAATGTTTTTAGCAATGATGCTAGATGCAGAAGCGAGCGCAATCGTTAGATTTTGCAGCGCCTCAAGCATATCGGTGTTGATGCCAACCAATTTCTTAGTTGCATTCGCTGTTTGCTCTGTTGCATCAGCAATTGATGTTGCGTGTTCGCCCCATGAGTTCAGGTTTTGGCTTTCTTGTCGCGCTGCTGATTCATCCGCAAAACCACCAGATAGATTGCCAATAGATATACCAAGAGACGCCACCATGGCCGCCATTGCAGCCATGCGACCAAATGCGGTGTATGTGTCGCCTGAGCCCTGATTTAATACCGCACCAACCGCTTGCACAAGGTTCAGCGCCTGCATTGCGATAGCAAGTTTCTTGGCATCCTTTGAGCCAGACTCAAACATTCCCGACATTGCTTGCAGTGCGTCTTGCGCGCCTTCTGTCATTGATTGGAATGGGTTTATATCAAGAGAATCGATCTCATCCGCTATGCTCTTAACAGAATCAACAGTTGACTTTATCTCCTTTTGATCTGGTAGTTTAAACTGCTCCAATGCATCGCCAGAAGATGGCTGATCGTTTGCTTTCTTGAATGCTTCGTATAGCTCATTCGCTTTTTCAATCTGAGCATCGAAAGAGCTTAATGATTGGTCTCGCTCTGCATTTATTAATGCAATGGAACCTTCCTTTTCCTTTTTAAGTGCAGTAACACGATCTTGAGCATAGCCCATGATATTTTTGTAGAATGTCGCATATTGAGAATCAAGCTTAGCAAGCTCAGCATCAGCGTTGTAATCGTCACTAAATGGGTTTAACGCGTTGGCAATGTCTTTGCCATAAACCTTTGCTCTATCAGCAGCCTCTGAAAACTTGAGGCTAATCATTGTCACAAACGCTTCGCCGTAGATTTTTGCATAATCCACAATTGCAGATATTTCAATGATTATTCTTTGCACTGCGTTCTTTGCGTATGCCGGAAGTTTTCCGAATGCAAATTCATAGACCTCAGCGATCTTACCTGCGCTTGCGTCAAAAATATCCACGACGAAATTAACGATCGCAGCGACACCATCAAAAGCCCATTTCCATTGCTCATAGAAAGCATTTGCATAGGCAGCAAGTGCGCCGCTTGAGATGTAAGCAGACGCAGAATCAATCATTTCTGTTATTGATCTTATTCCATCGGCAATTAGAGATGATACACCTGAGCTTGAGATTGTTCTGTAAAGTCCATCCCATGAATCACCAAGATTTGATATGGCTCCGTCAAGTGTTTTTGCTCGTTCAGCCATTGCTCCGGCGAATTCGTTTT